TAGAGGAATCTGACTCCTCTATTGATGCCGCGCTAACTATCTTGAAGAGTCGAGCTGTCACAGTAGTTAAGAACTACCTCAACAACGCCAATTATGATGCGGCATATATCGAAGAAAACTTTGCTGATGCTGTGATACAGCTCACTTATAATGCATTCTCTGTAAAAGGGAAAGAGAATATTCAAAGCGAATCGCAGGGTTCGAGGAGTGTCTCTTATAAAACATTTACCTCCTTCTCTGATGGTTCAACCTTCACTATTACCCAGGACGTAAAAGCGCTATTGCCAAAACCATCCATAAAGATGAGGTGATGAGGTGATTATGTGTTTAATGATTATACCGTTGGTGTGTATAACCGTGGACCGAGTACAAAAGTAAACGGGATAACGATCCCGGGAGTTTTGGCCTGGGTAAAAGATATTATGTGTGATGTGCAACCCTTCAGCCAGGAGCTTCTTCTGAAAACGTATGGCTATAATATTGCGGTGACTAAGCGTTTTTTTATTGATGATTTCACTGACATTAAAATTGGTACTGTGCTCCAAATTGGTACACAAAAGCATGAGGTGAAGAAGCTTGTTGAGTGGGATTATCTCGAAGCATTCACATTTGAGGTGACAGCATGACAGTGCAGTTCACGAGCAACAGAGATGCCGTTCTCGCGGTGTTAGAGTCTTGTAGGCATGAACTATGCCAAGGCATCGGCGTTCTAGCCGTAGCAGAGGTGCAGTCCGTTACTCCGGTAGGCGTTGGCACAGCATCCCCGGGTAATCTCAGGCGAAGCATTGCAAGCGAGGTCATGCCCGAGGATAAAGGCGTTGAGATCGGAGTTACGGTGGCTGCTCCCTACGGCTTGTGGGTGGAAAAAGGTAGTTCAAGACAGAAAGCCAACCCATACCTGGAACCCGGCACACTGAACGCTATACCTAAGATCGTAAACGTAGCAGAAAGTATTTACAGGTCAAGGCTAGGTGGTGGGTGATGTTAGAATTATACGCCTTAATTAATTCCAAGATCGAGCCGATCTGTTCGTGTTATGTTGACCATTACCCCGAGAAAGAGAAAAAGGTTTACCCATATACTGAGATCCGATTCCCCAGCGTTTTGCCAAACGATTTCTGCGATGGTGATCTTTCCGATTTAAATCTTTTAGAAATAGATATTTGGGATGACAAGGGAACGGACATAACCGGGATCGAGCAAATAACGAATGCCGTCCATAAGGAACTAAAAAGATTTCGATTCGGGGACGAGGCTTTGTATGTCTCTATCAGTGCGAATACCCCGTCCAGGTTAAGCCCGCCGGATCCCGAAATCCATATTCAACGCAGACAATTACGGTATATCGTAACTGTTTATTATAAACAAGGAGAGTGATTAATTTGTCAATCACAGAAACCCAGTTAGAAAACGTCCAAGTCGACTACGGAATTGTTTTCGCGAATTACGGGGTGGCGGGAGAACGCAGACTAGGTCCGACCCGTGGTGGTGGATCCTTCAAAGTTACCGCAAAACTTCGCGACATCGAATACGACGGAGGAAATGGAAAAAGTAAAGGTATGCAAGTATTGGAGGACATAATCGCAATCCTTAGTGTGATAGTCCTAGATACAAGCATAGAAACCCTCGCAATCGCCATGCCATGGGCAACGTATGACACGGCAGCGGGAACAATCATCGCCAAGACAACAAACATTGGCGGTATCCCGGACGGTTCTTATCTTGAAAACATAACTATGTTTGCAAAGCTGATGAACGGTCAATACAAAAAGATCACTCTCTATAACGCTATGTCAGAAAGCGACTTTACTCTGGCAGCTAAGCCGAAGGGTGAGGCAGAAATAGGCCTAGAGCTCACAGCGCATTGGGATGCCTTTGATGACACTAAGGACCTTTTTAAGATCGAGGATGTGGCGAACATTGGCGGCGATGTGACCATACCGACAGTAATTACGGTGCCGACTGATGCCGCGATAGCAGTAGTCGTGAGTGCTAACCTGACAGCAACGTTCTCTGAGGACGTTAAGGCAGGGGATATCAATAATGACAACTTCGTCCTCGCTAAAGCAGACGGGACAGTGGTTGCAGGAGTATTGACCTACGCGGCGGCTACCAAAGTAGCGGCATTCAATCCAACTGCAGACCTTTCGGCGGCTACCGCTTATATCTGGTTTATTACCAATGTCCGTGATTTGGCAGGTAACAAGATGGCTCCAAAAATTGTTAACTTTACGACCGCGTAATAAAAAGGCGGGGGAAACCTCGCCCACACTTTAGGAGGAATACATATGTTAACCACAGAACAAGCCTTTGACATGCTCCCGATGGTAGTTGAGCTTTATGAAAAATTAGACGGCGACAGTTATCGGAAGACTATTGCCGAAGAAAACAAAGGCAAAAAGCTAGATGAAATGACAGTTGGTATTAACTTGTTTAAGTTCGTTCTGAAAAACTCGGCAAAAGTTAAGAATGAAGTCTTCGAAATTGTTGCCATTTCTCAGGATAAGACGGTCGAGGAAATTAAGGCACAGAATTTCTTAGTAACTGCAAAATCTCTCAAGGAAATTTTTACCGACAAGGAAGCAATGAGTTTTTTCAAGTCTGCTATACGGTCGGATACGAAAGAAGCTTAAACCTACTGTATAGCCAATATGGAATTGCCACATTCAGCAAAAGAAAATTAAAACATATCACGAAACTACTAATCAAAGCAGTAGAACAAGAGCAAGAATCCCGAATTTGGGACAGATGGGTTAGGTTGTGCCCTTACATGGAATTAGGTCATACTAAGTTTATTAACTTCGGTGATTACAAAAAGGCATTGCTTAAGCCTGGTGTCAAGGTCTCAGAGAAATCAAAAGAGGAAATATTGGATGAAATGTTAAAAATCGTTGAGCAGCATAAAAGGAATAGCCAATAAGCCTCTTACATGTGTATAATAAAGCAAAATATGTAAGAAAGAGTTGAGGAAATGAAAAGACTTATAGGTTTACTGGCTGTCCTTATGCTTGTATTAGTTGGCTGTGGGGCTAAGACTGTTGTGCCGCTGAAGGAACCGACTGTGGTTGCGCCTCCTGTCACCCAAGCCCCTGCTCCTGTTGTTGAAAAGAAATGGGTTGAAGTTGGATCGTGGACGGCAACTGGGAAGAAAAACACAGAGAATTTTACAATCGAGGATGGATTCGAGTATCGCATAAACTGGGAAACATATACTGAAGACGGTTCGCTATCCCTCTTTATTGATAATGAAAAAGGAAAGTCGGTTAAAATGCTGATAGACGTTAAGGGCATCACTAAAGACTCATCCCCTATACGTGTCAAGGCTGGAACTTATAATCTAAGTCAGATTACAGAAGCCACAACCAAGTGGAAAGCGACAATTGAAAAGAAATAATGACACGATACAAACATCCTTCAGCAAGAGGGGTGTTTTTCTTATGCCATTGGGAAAGGGCGGTGAGTAAAACGGAAATATTCAAGTTGTTTGGCAGTATATTGATCGACAACGATAGAGCTAATCAGGCTATCGACAACACCGAAAACAGAGCTAGAGGCACAACAAAAACATTCGGCGAAATGATCGGTTCAGCCGCCAAGGTCGGCGCAGGAATAGCGATGGCCATGGGTTCAGCGGCAATAGCGGTCGGAGGCCTTGCGGTTAGCCTAACGGACGATCTACAAAAGTCTCTTAACGGCGTACAGGCCTCAACAGGTGCTACCGATGAAGCGATGGTCGGCATGAAAGATACTATGCTCGCTATTTATAATGATAACTTCGGGGAAAATTTCGAGGATATTGGTGCGGCAATCTCTGAAGTCGGGAAACAAACTGGTCTATCTGGTGATGCCCTTGAGGGCATGACAGAGAACGCTCTTGCGCTACGTGACACGTTTGAATTTGAAGTAAATGAATCAACACGTTCGGCCAAGATGCTCATGGATCAATTCGGGATGTCGGGGGATGAGGCATTTAACCTTATTGCTCAGGGGGCACAGCAGGGCCTCGACAAGAATGGCGACCTCCTGGATTCAATCAACGAATATTCGGTCCACTTCCAGCAACTAGGGTTAGGCGCGGACGAAATGTTCAACATGCTTAAAAACGGTGCAGCAAGTGGAGCATTCTCCATCGATAAGCTTGGTGACGCTGTAAAAGAGTTTGGCATTCGTAGTAAAGACGGAAGCAAAACTTCAGCAGATGGTTTTAAGGCCCTGGGGCTTGATGCAGCTAATATGACCAAGGCCTTTGCTGCTGGAGGAGATACTGCAAAAACTGCTCTCGACAAAACTGCTCAAGCTCTCTTTGCTTTGAAAGATCCCGTAGCACAGAATGCCGCAGGAGTTGCGCTTTTTGGTACCCAATGGGAGGATCTTGGCGTTAAGGGTGTAGAAGCCTTAGTTAAGACTCAGGGCGAAATTAGTAAGTCGGTAGACGCTCTTGCGAAGATAAATGAGGTTAAGTACAATACCTTCGGCGAGGCCACAGAAGGGATAAAGCGCAACCTAGAAACTGGGATACTCCTTCCTTTGGGCGAAAAAATAATGCCTAAAATGAATGAGTTCGCTGGATGGATCACAATCCATATGCCGGAGATAAAGGAAACCATAGAGGATGCCATGGAACGCGCATCTGAAGTCATTATCTTTGTCAAAGATAATGGCGAAACACTCATAAAAGTAGTTGGATTTTTGGGAGCTGCTTGGGTTGTTCACAAGGGCTACGTCATCGCTTCAACAATTGCCACAGATGCCATGACTATAGCATTGGGAATACAAAAAATAGCCATAGGAGGATCCACGGCAGCCACATGGTTATTCAATGCTGCTCTTACCGCAAATCCGATAGGGCTTACAGTTTTAGCTATAGTGGGATTGATCGGTATACTAATTACGGTTACTGGTAAATGGGACGCCGTCACCGGTGCAATTAAAGAGGCGTGGGATTGGCTGAACAAATGGAATGATGAACCGGCTGAGGAAAAAACAATCACAACCCATTACAAAAATGTATCTAGCGCTACAACAATGGATGAAAGGCTAGGTAATAATGCCGAAGGGACTGATTTTTGGCGCGGCGGCCTGACGTGGGTAGGGGAAAAAGGTCCAGAAATTGTTAACCTCCCAAGGGGTAGCCAAGTTATCCCGAATAATAAGATTGGCGAATCTATAGGCAACTCAATAGGAACGTTGTTACACGTTGAAAAACTTGTAATAGCAAACGATATAGACATCCAGCAACTGAATAATAAGCTTGGATTTTTTTGGCAACAGACAGCAGCGGCAAAAGGAGGGGGGTAATTGTATAGCTTTAATTTTCTCGGGAAGGACAGCTATCTTGACTATGGAATTTTAGTTGAGAAGCGGCCTCCCATCCCTAAGCCGCAGAGGAACGTTGATTATATCGAAGTCCCGGGACGAAGTGGAAGTCTCAAGGTAGATGACGAAACGTATAATGATGTACTTATCCCCATTAAGTGCGGATTCCTGAATGAAGACGTGGTCAGCAAAGCAGACGAGGTAAAAACGTGGCTCGACGGCGGCGAAGGTCGGTTAATCTTAAGTAATCAGACCGACAAGTATTATATGGCTCACGTCTCAGACCAGTTCGACATAAGCCAAGAATGGAGAGTATTCGGTCAGTTTCTTGTGAATTTTCGATGCAAGCCATTCAAATATTCCGTGATCAATGATGCCGTAACAATGTTGGCCCCAGGGAACATAACGAACCCTGGAACCGTCAAGAGTGAACCGATCATCGTCCTAACGGGTACCGGAAATATAACCCTAACAATCAACGGAGTTAGTATCCAGCTAAATAACGTTAATGGATACATTACAATTGACAGCGTTCTCAAAGATGCTTACAAAGAGACGCTCTTGCAGAATAACCTGATGCTCGGTGATTTTCCTGTCTTGGTTCCTGGGGACAATGAAATAAGCTGGACAGGAAACGTTACCTCAGTTCAAATTACCCCTAATTGGCGGTGGTTATAATGATAAGCCTTTATGATTCAATTGAAACCAGCTTTAATCATAATGGTCTTGTAGTCCTCAGTGACTGCAAGACCGCTTTTGTTGATGAGGAGCTTAACGGAAAATACGAGCTTGAACTTGAATATCCCATCGATGCCCGCGGGAAATGGCAGTACCTAACAGAGGGCAACATAATTAAAACAGACGGGCAATTATTCAGGATTTACAACAAGGTTAAAACATTGGCCGGAATTAGGATCAGTGCTCGGCACATCTTTTATGATCTCTTGGATAACTTCGTCGAGAATTGCACAATAGGAAATCTGAACGCTGCAGGAGCGCTCGGCGCTCTACTCTCAAACACGCAGTACGCTCATGGCTTTACCTCGATGTCCGATATTGACACAGCAAATACCTATTCGGTCGATAAGCAAAACCCTGTCGAGGCCATCATGGGCACCGATGGGGTTATCAGTAGATATGGTGGCGAACTGGTCCGAGACAACTTTACTATCCGTCTATTGCAAGCCCGGGGGATGGATCGTGGCGTACTCATTAGTTATGGAAAAAATGTAATCGGCATCGAAGAAACCATTAACATGGATGCTGTATGTACTAGGCTATTGCCAATTGGTAAAGATGGCTTACTACTGCCCGAAAAATACCTCGATAGCTCATTAATAAACAGCTATCCTCACCCGATCGTAAAGGCGATTGAGTTTGCTGACTGCGAGACGGAAGAGGCGCTAAGATCTGCCGGACAATCTTATCTTGATGCAAACGACAAACCACTGGTAAATTATACGGTCGATTTTATAGAGCTTACCAAAACCATGGAATATAAGCATTACGCAATCCTCGAAACCGTCTACATGGGTGATACGGTAACAATCCGGCACACAAAGCTAAACATAGATATCCAGGCGAAGGTTATTAGGATCAAGAAAAATGAGCTAACAAACCGAATCGAAGAGGTCGAGCTTGGTAGCTTTAAACTAAATTTTGCATCGGGCATAAACGATGTGATAAACACAATAAACGATAAGCAAAACCAGGATAAATCAGATCTACAACAGGCTATTGATAATGCCACGGCCCAAATAAATAATGCCCTCGGCGGATACGTGATCAAGCAAAATGGCGAGTTACTCATAATGGATACCGAAGACATACTCACCGCAGTAAAAGTCTGGCGTTGGAACCAGGGGGGACTTGGATACTCGGGTACCGGTTACAACGGACCGTTTCGTACAGCGATAACCGCAGATGGGCATATAGTTGCAGATTTTATGGATACCGGCACGTTAACTGCGAGCTTAATTAAGACGGGTACGATTACCAGCAAAACTGGCAAACTGAGCATCGGGATAGACGATGAAGTGCTGAACATCGGTGGGAAGATTGTCTACGATGGTGCGACTGGACAGGTTACATTTGCTCCTGATGTGGTATTGGCATGGACGAGCATCAGTGACAAGCCTGCATTCGCACCCTCGAACGCTGACAATACAGCTGGTGCACTTCTTGGTAATGGCTTTACGAAAATAGGCTCCAATTATATCTATACAGGGACACTAACCGCAGAACAGATAAACGCTATTGCCATTGCAACTCTGACTATATCGGGGACATTGAATTGTGGCAATACGCTAGAGATTGGCCCGCCGAACGCTTCTGGAGGGCAATGTCACATAAACACTTTCGGAGATGGGCTGAGGGTTCAAGCTCACGTACCCGGCAATTATTATAACTACGGTGACGATGGTAGTTTAAGCTTTTATGTAGGGGATGTGTGCATTGGTACAATATTTCCTGACGGTACAACAAATTTATCTTCTAGCGGGGGAGGAGGTGGTGGTGGGGGCTATAGAATCCCTTTTACAGTAATAGCACCAATTTTAGTTAATTTTCCTAATCTGGAGTTTTCAATTGTAAATCCCGAAGTTATTGGAGCGTTAACTCTCGGTAGCATATAGGGGGAGGAGGGTACTATTTTTGTCTCTAACTAGCATTAATTTATATTCAACAGCAGCAGGCACTTACGGGATTGTAAACGCTTGTATAGGTCAATTAAAAGATGCAATATTGGCTGCCTGCTCAGTAGCTACTGTAATATCAGATAATAATCCCGCAGCTACTGTACAGAGAAGTGTTGTTATTAAGGTTGGGAACTCGGAGCATTACCTAAAACTATACGCTCAATCAGGTTCATATATGTATGTTATCGCGTTGTACGTAGATCATAACAGTCAAGCTGACCTGTTAGGCAACATAAATGTTCCCAACCATCTTGTAAAGATACTAGCTAGTGCAAATTGTCTAAGCATACATTTTTACACTGCGGGAACCGATATTGGATCCAATAGCTTTTGTTTTCTTAAGCTAACTAACGGGACATGGATAGGCGGCGGCCGTCCGGGCAACGGCTATCAATTTTATCATAACAGTTTAGATGTCACCATGATTCCCAGCGGAGCTGGTTCTAGCGGGCGTGACGCCAGCGGGAATTTAGCTATAGCGCCAGTTATGGTTTCTTACGGCGGGGTTTGGTTAGGAACTTGCGCTTGTTATTATGCGTACTATGATCCAACAATGGCAGCTAGTGCGTACTATAATGATGGAACCTATAATTACTTAGCTTATGGCGGTAAGTTATTACGAGACTCCTAAGCATTAAAAAGACCGGCAAAAATCGTAAAGGCTTATTTTTATGTAAGAAAGAGGCAGCAAATGGGAGGAGAAGATGTTCCTTGGATAAAAGATTGATAAACTTACAGACCTAGTGAACGGTGTTAATTTGTCTCCTATATTATCCTAGAGCCTGAGGGCTTATTTTTTATGCCTTAAAAGAAGTGAGGTGGGGCTATGGCAGTGGAAGGCTCGGTGACAGAGCAAGCCTGCGAGAGAACACATAAGGGCCTAGACAAGCAAATGGAGACAGCAGAACGGAGGCTGAATGCGCACTCTGAAACGATAACAGACTTAAAGATCATCGTTGGCCAACTAACCCAATTGTTAGAGACCACAACCAAGGCTCTCGAAACGATGGAAAAGCGAGTCTCGACTCTGGAAACAGCAAATGCTAACGGGTTCTGGCTGTCCCCAGGTGGGCAATGGATCATCAAAGGCGCTGTCGGGCTAGCCATAATTGTGACCTTGGCCGCTATCGGGAAGGACTATGCGGCAGATATAGTCGCTAAACTCTATGGATAAGGAAGGTAAGAACGTGGGTGATTTACTTTATGATTTGATCTTCGACCCGGGACACGGAGGCACGGATCTAGGGGCCGTAGGTATGACTACACAGGAGAAGAATAACGTGCTTGTGCTGGCTAAGAAAACAGCAGCATACCTAGAGCAAACTGGCCGCTTTCGAATATCGTTAACCCGGGACACAGACAAAGACTTCTGTGGCGCCGAGCATTATAGTGACGTTTTGGACCTGAGAAATCGTGTAAAAGTGGCTAACGACTTGGGTGGCAAAGCATTTGTTTCCTTTCACAATAACTCGGCCCTTGTGAAAGCTTACGGAAATGAAGTATACGCCCTCGCGCCTGGCGGCGATGCGGAGAAACTTGCAAAGGCTATTCGCATACGAATGGCAGCGCAGTTAGGCATGGTTGATCGAGGTGTTAAGTTTGCCGGGTGGTATGTGTGCAAGTGGACCCATATGCCGGCCGTGCTCGTTGAGTACGGCTTTATTAATGCAGAAGAGAGCGTGATCTTGGCTAAGATGGACCAGGCGGCCCTAGCGATTGCTCAGGGAATTGGGGACCATTTTGGCGTAAGTGTCTATGCGCCAAGAAAGGAGGCTTACGAGTTGAAAGAGGCAGTATTAGCTTATGGAATCGATGATTACCTGGTACCCGCTTACAAGGAATCAATCAAACTCGGTAACTGTGCAGTGTTTCCTAGGTTTGAGGACAAAAAACCACCGGCAGACGTTTTCAAGGCTGAGCATCTTACAATCGTCGGTGGCGGATCCGTCGGGCATCCTAAGGAAACGATTCTATCAGGGAAAACGTGGGGAGATACCGCAGCTGCTGTAAGCGCAACCGGCGCGTAATATATTTAATATTTGATTGGAGGAAACGAAATGAGTGTTCAAACGATAACCTTGTTGATCGCTATCCTATCCTTGGTATGTTTCTTCGGGACGATGTACGGGATCCAGGTGCTCATCAAGCAGGGCAAGGACCCTGGTAAGCAACTGCAGGTAGCTGACGCTATCGTGGATACGGTATCATCGGCACACACAGCCTTGGAGACTTTCATCCCGGATCCCATAGATAATATTATTGATATGGTCCTTAAGGTGACTCAGACTGGCGTACATTCTGCTCAACAACTTTATAATAGTGGACAGTTACCACCGGATCTGAGGAAAGAGCAGGCCGCTGAATATGCTATTAATATGATTAAGATAACCGGGCGCGAGGTTACTCCGGAATTAGAGCAGGTAATTAGAGACACTGCTGAGGCCGCCGTTTTTGTGATGAAGCAAAAGGAGCAGAAAGCGGATACCGTGGTACCGATGCAAGATCAACCACCAACGATACCCCAAGCAGGAATAGACCAGCCCCCGGTAATCGATCCAGCGCAGTAATCAGCATAAATAAGCACTACGAAAGCCCTCCTGCCTTAATTGGCGGGAGGGCTTTTTTTTGTCCAAAAATGAAAAATCGAAATCGTCTGTAAGGCCCTCATAAGGGCCTGTGAGAAGCCATGTCTATTTTAGGGTAGGAATGTATACCCAGGCATTTTTATTCGAACACGCGAAAAATCGACCATGCATGTGAAAACTATTACTTTAAATATGTCCACCCATGATGGACTTTCGATGCATTAAATTGCAATTATCCATTTTTTGTTATTATCATTAATATTCAATAACTCGTACAACCCGCAGCACCGTAGGGTTTCGGCCTGTTCCCTGCAGACCATCGTCAGGCGGTTAGAAATATTTCCGATTCATCGTAGTATTTGAACTGTCGTCATTCACCTTCCTTGCTGAGGCCTTAGTTTTGCGTTCTGGAAATTACTTAATGGGATTACTGCCCAAATACCTTTTGTATCTAAAAACCTTGCCCAAAGTATCTATCACAAACCATAGCAACGACGGTATGGATAATACTAGTCCCAATGGCCACAAAGGAGTAACGCACAGCACAAGACAAACACCGACTGCTATCATTGCCTTCCTGTTATATCCTCCGGTAAATTCCTTCCATCCCCTGTTGTACTCTAATCTAGCGTTTAATCGTGCCTGAGATTGCTGGTACGTTGCCTGGCTTTCATGGGGTGGAGTTGAAGCGTTTTGAGATTTCCTTCCCCCTGTGTTGTAGCTTATGCCAGTACCAGGAATACCTACAGTGGCACCGCGTTTAGAATTAAGAGTGACTCCTGGAGCGATCTTGGCGCTCGCGGAGCTGATGCCTTTCTTACCTATATTAATCTTAAAACCTTTAGGGCCTATACTCTTGTTGAACTTAAATCCCATAATATCATCCCCTTCATTAATTGATTCGGTGGGTAAGTTTTCCATGAACTAAAGCTATTTCCTGCCATCCGACATTCTTAATTGTTTTACGACAAATACTAAGACCCCTGCATTACTGCTGGGGTCTTTTTTGTCACGAAACCTAATAATCATACCAAATATAATCCACCTTACTCCCAACTGCGCGAGCTATCCTTTGTGCTGTGGTCAGATAAATATCTTTGCGGTCGTTTATAATCTTACTTATGTCGTTTTGTGTGATACCCGTTAATTGAGATAAGTCTTTTTGGGTTAATCCCTTTTTATGCATGATCAACTCTAACCGATTCACTCTCATCACCGATGTATGAATTCGGCAAGCAGGGGTTAATTCCTGCGAAAAAAGGGGTGTTAAAGGAAATATATGGGTACACATATAAAGTGTGTCGTAAATAGGTTATATTTAGCGTAAACAAGGTACTTGCTTGGATTTTTCTTATTACCTAATTCGACACCACTCACGTAGTAAACTTACAGGTATCATCAAGGGAATGACAAAATGGTTGGTAAAAGAATAGCCAAATTCCGCAAAGAAAAGGGATGGACGCAAAAACACTTAGCCAAGGCTACAGGGTTAAGCAAGAGTTATATTTCGTCCATCGAAGAGGGGAAGCTTCCAGGAATAAAAACAGTGGTCGTAATTGCAGAAGCACTAGGAGTCGAAGCAAAAGAACTTTTTGAGGAGGATGGATGATGTTTCAGATTACTTTACGAGCAGCTAGAGAGAGTCGTGGATACACCGCGGAGGAAGTTGCGAGATGCTTGGGGATATCCATTAGTGTTTACATTGCCTACGAAAGGGTGCCCGGAACAATCCCCAAGATCATTGCGTGTAAGATAAAAAAAATGTACGATATCTCCCTAGAGAAGATCGATTTAAAATAAGTGGGTCAAAAGAGGGTCAGAAGGGCAAAAAATAAAGGGTTTCCATTTAAGGAAACCCTTTGATACCAATGGTCGGGGCGACGGGATTCGAACCCACGGCCTCTTGGTCCCGAACTAAAATTTCTCACAAGAACGATACTTCCCCTCGATGGCATTTTCCTTCTACCATGCGGTATTGAAGGTTTTTTCATTTTTATCGAAGAACCTATTTTTCGGGTATGATACTGAAAAAAGTAGGTCAAAAGAGGGTCGAGAATGGTCAAAAAAAATTAACTACTTTTCCTTCTGCTAAATAAATCAACAACTTTCCCTGGCGGTTTATTTTCTTTCTCCGCCTTTTCCTTATCCAATTGAGCAATCTTTTCCTCTACTTTATCAAACACACTATCAATGGCGTTGGCCGTTTCTTCCGATGAGTCATCAAGCATGTCTCCATAGATATCGAGGGTCGTCGTACTCTCGTCGTGGCCTAGGATGTATTGAAGGTCTTTTAAGGACAATGTTTTTCTGTTCATAAAAACAAATGTATGTCTTAGACAATGAGGGCTTGCTTTTATTCCTGCTTTAACGGCAAATCTTGCGACCATTGTAGTGAACGAGTCACCCCGCATAACGGTTCCATTTTCGCTGGGAAACAGAAATCCTGTTTCCTTTAATTTTTCATTGTGTAGAATCGGGTTAACTTCATCTTCAAGTGTTTTCCTTTGCCCTTTTAAATACTCCATAGCTTTTTTTGTTAGAGGAACATAATGTATTTTTGCTGATTTAGTATCTCCCACTCCTGCCGTACTGTCTGATTCGTCGATTACAATCCTGCGGTTATCTACTTCTATGTCGGATCCCCTTAATGCAAGGAGTTCACCACGACGCATGCCTGTAACTAGCAATAACCTCATTGCCCATATCCAGCGACTGTTTTTCATAGCCTCAAATAGATCGTGCAATTCTTTGATCGATAATACCTTTTTCGCTTTTTTTTGCTTATTTGGTATCTCTATATCTTTTACAGGACTTTCAGGTATTTTCTTATCTTTGACCGCTTTTGCAAACCCTCTACGCAATACACCGACCGTTTCCTTCATTGTTTTGCTTGAGTACCCTTTTTGCTCAGGTTTAATTATATTCCCCTTGTCATCTAGTTCAGCTTTTTTCCTGACCTTTGAGTTCATTTTTGCGACAACCATTTGTATATCGGATGAATCCACGCCAGGGAGTTTCCTATGGCCCAAGACAGGACTTACGTGCTGTTCATAGAGGGTTTTGTACTGCTCATATGTCGCTGTCTTTTTTAATGGCTGTATATAGATCTCTAACCACTTTATAAACCATTCATCTACTTTTAATTTATTGGAATCCGTTATAGGTAAATCGGAAACCTTTTTTACTTTTGCTTGCAACTCTTTTAGAGTTTTTCCATATAGCGTCCTAGGCTTACCATCTTTTTTCTGGGTCCACGAAACCCTCCCGTCTTTTCGTAACTTATAACTCCCCATTCCATTCGGATTGCGTTGTTTTGCCATATTGTTTCCCTCCTCGTAATCTAAAAGTCAATAATCGCCTTGATTACTTTTCCTAATATAGCGATGGGTACTTTCTGTAGATCGTAAGTCCTTGGGGCGTATGTTGGATCGCTGCTATTGGGGGCGAGGGTGACGATGGTGTCGGATTGGTAAAACTTTTTAACCGTAGCATCCTCTCCGTTAACCAGGACGATAGCAACTTCGCCATTCTCAACATAATTTTGTTTGCGGACTATCACGATATCACCCTCGAAGATTCTGCTGAGGTTCATGCTATTGCCAATGATTCTAAGCCCGAAATACTCACCTCCATCATTAATAAATTCGGATGGTAGTTCAACAAATCCAATAATGTTTTGCTCCGCCAGTAACGGCTCCCCAGCTTGAATAACCCCGACGACGGGGATTTTTTTATTTAAAGCCAATGGCATTAGGTCTGAAGTTCGATATTGGCCGTATTCCTGGGCATAAGAACTAGCGTTTCTTTCTTCTACGTCATCGTCAGCTATGTAATCAAGTGACACTTGAAAATATTTTGCTAGTTTTTTCAGAGTCGATAATTTTACGTTGTCGGTACCTTTTTCATAAAAATTAGCAATTGTTGAATAGGGTATTTCTGAGTGCTTGGACAGCACTGCTTTGTTGATACCCTTTTCCGCCATTAACAAATCTATCTTATCTGTCAACTTCATTATTAACTACACCCCTTTATATGTTATTATAAGGATTTTTAATTACTTTACAAGGCATAATATTACCGTGTGGAGTTATTTTTAAACAAATATTTCGACAAACCGTGCGGAGATATAAAATATAACGTTGACAAATCACCATGCAAGGATTATCGTAAAGAATATAAACACCATGCATGGTGATTTTTCTAGATGGGGAGGGATTGAAATGTTTAGAAATCTCAGGGCCGAAATGGCAAGGTTGGGCTTAAGTGGTATTCAGGTAGCTGCCAAAATTGGCATATGCGAAAAGTCGTTTAGCAAAAAGATACTCGGTAAAACTGAGTTCACCAGGCTGGAAATGATGAAGATTAAGAGGCTCTTACCAAAAGGATTAACCCTTGAATATCTTTTTGACATGAATGACGAAGAGTTGAAATCCGCCTAATTTGTGAAAAAGTTGGTTAACCAAAATTCCCCTTGCCCAGCACCTGGCGGTTAGCTCGGCAAGGGGAGAGATTGCAACCGATTATTGGAGGGGAGGTGAGAAATAATGTCAAATCTCGGAGAAATAAAAACAGTAGACCTGCTCAACGAATTGGCAAGCAGGTCTGGAGTGGAAAAGCTCGTAGGCTCTGGGCTTTATGCTCCGTACGAGTTAAAACGAAAATACAGTAATAACCGTGAAGTAATCAACCCAGAAGTGATTTTAGTCATTGAAAAGTTAGATCATCTTGACGCCTGATAGAAAGCCCAAACTAAAGCAAAGGTTTCCAGTATTGCAGAACGCCCTTTCGCTTTTACGGAAAGATACTCGTAGATTTCTCCAAAATCATCTTCTTCAGGGAAATCCAGTGACCGCAGAATATCATCCGCTAGATCACCAATAGGTAAGTCTACGTTTTTAAAATTAGCAATCCATGTTTTAAAAGTCCAAGGTATTTCGGTTACGCCAATAAGATTAGAACTTTGATTCATCATAACACCTCCCTTCGTACTGATAGTGGAAGTCTGGACAACTTACCCACTTCGACACGAGACAGGGAAAACCTGTAAATAAACCACGAAAAGAGGTGAAACAACTTGAACAAACCCCTTGAAGCCTGGATCGAGCAGTGGGGAACAAACCTCGACTGGGAGGCCAAAGCAAACCTTTGTGAAGCTGTCCAAGAATCAGAAATCAAGCAGGAGATCAGAGGTGTGCTGCACGACATACGCAATATGCCGGATGGCTCAACGTATTCAATCGCACTCGTCCGCGAAATGCTCGAAAGCTTATTGGATGAAGAGGCCAAGGAAATGAAGCAATACTTTGATCCCCGCGGCCACGTTTACTTCGTACGCGCCGGACTCGGAGAAAATCAATTCAAAACCTTCTGTCGCAAGCCAGACAAGGCTCCGGGTTACGGCGAACACGCATACCGAACTACTCCCTGGCGAACAACGCCAGAAGAAGCCCAAAAGGATCTCGATGCATTAGCCTTGCGGAAGAAGTGGAAGGGGGTCAAATAGATGTTGAGGGCAACCCTCGAAAGAACTACCGGCCCCTTAACCGACGACCAATTCATTGAAGTGATGGATCTAACAACCACGGACATATGCATCAACAACATCGCGTGGGGCAGAAGGACAAGCCTGGGCGAAGCGGTCCAGATCGCTGAGATTACTTTTCGGATGTTGCAGAGGTGTCGGGTGGCGTGAAGGGGGAGGGAAGGGGATAGATGAGCTATGACTTTTATATTACACCGGAGGAGTACCAGATAGCGCAGCAAAACGGTGTGAGCGCTGCAACACTGGAAGTTCGTGTCCGGTCGTTGGCTTGGCAAAAGGAGAGGGCGATCACTACCCCGCCGCACAAAAAACATCGTCTTGGCGAATGGGTAAAAGTCGCAGAACAGAACGGGATTTGTTACCGAACGCTCTGCTATAGGGCGAACCAGTTGGGATGGGATTTAGAGAGAGCAGCCACGCAACCACTACAGGATCGGAAGGCCCAAGCTGAATGTGCAAGGGAAAAAAGCAAGGTGTACCCAATCAAGTTTTTAGAGATGGCAAAGCGAAACGGGATAAATTATGACACTTTCAGGGGCAGGGTTAAGGCAGGATGGACGCTGGAGGACGCAGCCACAAGGCCAACTATGACTTGGCGCGAGATTGGACTGCAGCGGAAGGCGAAGCACCAGAAGTCGGAAAAAAGGCGGCCACAAAAGTTTTCGTCCTTAAGTAGGAGTTTGTATCTCCAGACTTGATCAATTTAAGGAGGTGAAAAACAAAATGTTAGTTCAGGGCAAAGAAAAAGATCCGTCAGCACTGCAATGCCCACCGGATCGTAATGAAAATATCCTCAATGTCAGTATACCAGAAACAGAGCTTCCGGTGAAGCGAGTTCCAATCACCCTGGACAAATTCCGACTCTACTTAGAAACGATACTGATCTCGCTTAATACCAGGGAGATTGCCCGTTAGGATCTAAAAAAAAGAAATTGGAGGATGAATTATGGAAAACACAGTTAACGGAGTTAAGGGCTTTGACGAGAATCTGAAATGTTGCCCTACCTCAGATATTGCAAAACAATACGAATTGGGTGGCGATTACGAGGAATCCGAGGCCATCGCTTGCAGAAAGGGTTTTCATTTCTGCGAAAACCCCATGGACGTATTTGGTTATTACCCACCTGCAAAAAGTCGTTACGCGGAGGTAGTGGGAAGTGGAAAGTTGTCCAGAGACAGTGACGACAGCAAAGTAGCATGCACAAAATTACATGTTGGCGTAGAAATTGGGATCACTGGCCTGATATCAGCTGGCGTGAAATTCATGCTTGATCGGATTAAATGGGACGACGCTAAGGAATCCAACACAGGCGACCGATCAGCCGCCACGAACACAGGCTACCAATCAGCCGCCACGAACACAGGCTACCAATCAGCCGCCA